ACTGAGTTTAAGCATGTGAATATTTATAGGCGCACATATTGCTAAATATCATTTATGCAAGCAGAATTTGTTATGGCTCAATGTGATGTGTACTGCAAGTGGTCAGGAGAACCGCCACGTTACCGATGCTTTGTGAATGATGAATTATTCACCGAACGCACCTGGATCTGGCAGAACCAGTATCTGGAAGAATCCATACAGATCAATGCACCTCCGGGCAAGTACACAGTGCGCTATGAACTAGTGGATTCAGAACATGCAGCCATCAAGGTTCGCAATCTGCGCATTGAAACAGGGCCTGCTATTATTACTCCGCAGGGACAGGTTCAAATATATACTCCGGAGAAACCCACATGAAAGTACATGAAATAATGGAAAACGCCTCAGCAGGTGCCAGCAGTTCAGGCAGTGTGGCCACCGTAACCCAGCCCATGGGCGTGATCGCAAGAACAGGTGGATCCATGCTGACAGGTAAATACTCTACAGATCCTACGCCTAATACGCCCAAGGAATACAAAAGGAACAAGAATGCTCGCGGACAATTTAAAAACTCTATTGGCAACTGAATACGCTTTCGTAATCAAAGCACAACAGTTTCACTGGAATGTAGAAGGCCCGGACTTTGTGCAACTGCATGAGTTCTTTGGCAATATCTACGAAGATGTCTACGGTGCAATTGACCCCACTGCCGAATACATAAGAACACTTGACGAGTACACACCAGGCAGCTTTGAACGTTACGTGGAATTGAGTATTATTTCTGGACAAACAAAAATTCCACGTGCTCGACTCATGATTGAAGAATTGCTGGCCAACAACGGTCAAATGATAGAACTCTTGGATCAATGCTTTGCCGCTGCTGAGCAAGAAAATCAACAAGGCATTGCTGACTTTGTGGCTGGTCGCTTGACTGCGCACGGCAAGCATGGCTGGATGCTGAAGAGTTTATTGAAAGACCAACGAGCATGAGTGACTCCATACACAAGATAATTGAGCGCCTGGCCTTGATTGAAGGGCGTATCACGCCAGTGTCAGTCCGGCACGGCTTGAACGCACAACAAAAAAGTGTGCCACAACTGCCTGCGTTGTTCAAACCACGCTCTATAAGTCCAGTGCTGTCTGCCAAGCATGATCCAAAGAATCCCTTCAAGGGCTACATGGTAGGAGACAGTGTACAGCCTGCTAGAAATCCTCTCGAAGAAGCCATGCAAGAAGTAGAAGAAGACATGGTCAGCAAGGTCAAGGCAAATTTTGCCGACTACCTGGAAAAGCTGGAAAAAGATCATCACCTGGACAGTCACTTGGTCAGCAAGGCCAAGCGTGATCTTGAAATTGGCGACGATGAAGAAGTAGACGAAGCCACCTGGGACGCAGACGTGGATCCTCCCAGTGATCCTGGTGACACAGAAGCAGCACACAGCATTGAAGATCACCTAGCAGCCGATGCTGCTGCACCTGCTGCACCCATGTCAGCCGTGAGTGAGTCACCGGTAAAAACATACCCCATGGAGGATGGCTCGTATTTTGAATGCTATGGCGATCAAGAATCAGGATTTGAAATACGCCGTGCGGGACGTAGTTTGCCCACACGTTTCCCCAACATGGACCATGCTGACATGGCCATGCGACTGTTTCAAAAGCGTCACAAAGCAGCGCAGCAAAACAGCAACCAAGATTACATACAAGAGAAATAACATGATAGTAACAGACCTATTTGAATCAGCACCTGAACAAGGCATGGCAGAAGCCCTGGGCGATAATAGACCCAAGCTAGGTAGCAAACGTGATCAAGGCAAGAGTGTTCGCCAATGGCGCCGGGACCGTGGCATGGACGAGTCGGGCATGGCAGAAGGCATGGCACAAGACGAAGCCGAAGAAGAATATGGCGGTTGGCGAGCAGAGTTTGTACATGAAATAAATTACAATACATTTGAAGTTAGAGTAACAAATGCAAGGTCAAAAGAATCGGCAAATTTTATTGTGCGTCCAGTTGACATGATATCTATGGGCCCAACACTGGACATAGAAACCATGGATGTAAGAGATTTACAAACTGGTCAAACAGAAAGTTGGACCAAAGATGATCCAGCACCCGAGGGCCCTATTGCTTATGCAATCGGTGCTTTGTTTTATGATGATAAACAACTTCAAAAGAAACTCCGGAACATTATAGACAAGCATGACACCAAAGGTCAAGACGTGCTGCCTGGATTGGATAAACGTCGAAGCATAGGTCAAGAAGTTGATGCTGATTCCTATGTTGATTCAGGTAAAAAGACTCAAGCCGCAATGGCAAAAATGAAACAAGGCATGGCAGAAGCTCATGGTAACTATGCAGGCGATACTCCGGTTAATCTTGGTGGTGTATCCATGAAGATGATACAGGCAGGTGACACTGTGCGGTACATTGACCAACAAGCACAAGTGGTTGACATGAGCCCGGACCGTAAATATTCCCGTATCACAATTCCATCCAGCTCTACTACAAAAAATGTATTGACATCTGACCTACGACAACTGGGGCAAGGCATGACAGAAAGCCGTCAGATTTTTACTGAGGGGCGTCACAACAAATTGCTCAAGGAAGATGCAACATATCGCAAGTTCCATAATCTAAGTCGCTTGCTGGTTGAACGCAGAATGAGCGAACAAGAGATTCTCGACTTGTTTGCTGCTGTTGAAGCGGGTGCCAACGCCACTGGACAAAATCGTACTGCACTAGGCAAGGGCAAAGATGCAGTGAAAGGAGTATATACATCTGCCAAGGACGCCTTTAATGACGTTATGAATTCTATCACAAAGTCTACTCCTGTTGCCGGTGTTGATGCAGCCTACAATGATGCCACTGGAGCCTTGCGTGACACAGTTGGTGTCAATAGCAAGGTCATGAACGCGATCAAGAAGTATCGTTTGTTGGCTAAAGAATATCCCAAGACTCAGTTGTTTGTAAAAACTGCCTTGATTGCTATCGCAGGCTTGGCCACAGGTGGCGCAGGCGCAATTGCTATTGCCAGTCTTACCGCTGCTATTGATGCTGCTATCAAAGGTGAAAAATTATCCAGTATTCTTATGAAAGGCGCAGGCGCCGGAATCCTGGCCCTGGGCGCACAAGAAGTGATGGCCATGTTGTCTGGTGGCGAAGTGCCCGTAGATCAAAGTATTGTACCCGGCGAAGAGATTGTCACTCCGGGCACAGATGTCACTCCGGGCACAGATGTCACTCCGGGCACAGATGTCACTCCGGGCGTAGATACGGCACCATCAAGATTTGATCAAATTGTAAGCAATTCTGTAGACTACCAAGTCAAGCCAGGTGATACAATAACTGATATTTTGGCAGATAGAAAAATCAATCCAGAAGCGTTCAGGCGTCTTCCTGGCAATGAAGTATATTTTAGTGCTGATGGCAACCCTAACAATTTAATAGCAGGGAAATTTATCAAACTGCCTGATCCAGCAGATGCTGCTGACCTGAATAGAATGAGTTATAGCACTCCTGATCCTGCTAATTTTGCACGGTTTGATCCAAACTATGACACCACTGACACCACTGGCTATACTGGTCAGTATAATCCAAACAACAGTCCATACAGTCTTGACGCTACAACCAATTTAAAACAACAAGGGACTGGTCGCCTTGGGCCCGACGGCGGCATAGCAGCTGACCGTGTGGCCAGAGATGCAGTTAGAGAATCTGTTAAATTAATAAGACTACCAGCTGAACAATTGATTGATCAAAAGCTCACCGTGATGGCCTGGGCATTGAATGAAAGTGTGGGCAAGGCTCCTGCTCGTAACATGCACCTCACACGCCATGGTGTGCTGACTGTGATTGAAAACGTTGATCGTCATCGCCGTGCATTGTTGAAAGAACTGGCTGCTGCAGGTCCTGATCGCACAAATATACCTGCGGTGCCCCGTCAAGACATGCCCCTTGCGCCACAAGATGGTGTAGTAAAACCTGGTATGATTGGCAAGGGTCTTAACTGGTTAGACAAGGCCACGGGCAAGGTAGGCAGCTACCTTAGCAAGCAAGCACAAAATTTCACACGCAAAGTTACTGCTGCCAAACTCAAAACAGAGTGGGAACAAGAAGGTCATCAAACTGATTCAGACTACATTGCTGCATTCTTGACCAAGCAAGGTGTACCACAAGGCGTGGTCACTGATGTGTACAGCAAGATGGGTATTCCATACACTGCACCTGCTGCTGCACCAGTAGGCGGAGCGCAAAGACAAGCCTACGTTGGTGGTATTAATCCAGCTACTAAAAAGCCCTGGACTGGTGATGAATTACGTGCTGAATATTACCCAGCAGCTCCTGAGGCGCCTGGTGATGAGGTCGCTGGCGATGCAGCCGCTGATACTGCTGCTGCTCCAAATCCATTTGGACAAATGACAAAACAGATGCAAAATTATGGAACAAGCACCGGTGGTCGAGTGACAGGAACAGCAACAGGGCTCAAGAATACTGCTAGTCCAAATAATCCCAATGCTGTTGGTGCTGCTGCACCTACATCAACTACAGCAGCAACAACAACAGCAGCAACACCAACAACACCAGGGCAACCAATTGTCAAATACGGCACTGTGCCCGACACACAAAAGGCAACTGGATTCCCAGGTGAAGATCCACAGGGTGCTGGGTATGTTGGTCGTAGAGAAGTTGCTCGTCGTCAAGCTGCACGTGATGCAGCGGCTGCCAAGAAACCAGCAGCGACTAATTTTGCAGGGCCTACTGGATATTCCAGTGTAAACTATGCACCCAATATCAAAACTGGGGTCAGCTTACCAAAACCAGCTGGTGCAACAGTAGCACCAACAAAGCCCGGCTTCTTACAAACAGCAACAGACAAGATTGCGGCCAAGAAAACAACCGCACCACAACCAGAAATGGCCGAGAATCGTATTGCCACTGCCTTAAAGAAGCCAGTGGCAGAAATGTTACAAATGGTTGAGACCAAAGAAGACGTGCAACGAATCAAACAGTTTGTTGACCAAACCTTTGTCCGGTACGGGGCAGTGAATGAATCAGCATTTGTGGTGCGTAACCAAATACTTGAGCACGTGACACAGGTTGGGGCGCAACGCCGCAGAGATTTTGCAGCACAACAAACACATTGAACATCCTTAGGACCGCACTAGTTGCGTGATGTAGGCGGCTTCTGCCTTGGACGGCCCAATTCGCTACTGGGAATCCAAAAAGAGCAATAATACCTTGACATCTCCTACTGTATCAGTTATACTAGCTGACTACTTTAGGAGATTCTCATGGAAAATAAAACATTCAACGGCGACCAAAAAATCAAACTCACCCAGATCATCAATGAGGGCATGCAGGTCATGCACGAAATTGATACCTTGCAAGGTGGCCTCACTGACACAGTCAAAGCCATTGCAGAGGAACTGGAAATCAAGCCAGCTGTGCTGAAAAAAGCAATCCGTATGGCACACAAGGCCAGCTTTGGACAAGAACAACAGGATCACGAACTGCTGGAAACAATTCTCACCACAGTGGGCAAGACATTATAAATATTGAGTTACAACGAATCGCCCACGTTACGGGCAAGCAACACGGCTTACCGGCCATAAACGGAGATACATGAGTTATATTGACAGTCTTTTTGATCGAGAACACGACCGCATTCACGTGGTGGAACGCCGCAATGGCGAACGAGTATACAGAGAATATCCAGCAAACTTTGTGTTCTACTACGATGACCCCAGAGGCAAACATCGTAGCATCTATGACACGCCTGTGTCAAGGTTCAGCACAAGAAACAACAAAGAGTTCCGCAAAGAAGTCCGATTACATTCAGGCAAGCAGTTGTATGAAAGTGATATCAATCCAATCTTTCGTTGCCTAGAGGACAACTACAAGGGGCAGGATGCTCCGGATCTGCACACAGCATTTTTTGACATTGAAGTAGACTTCAACAAGGATCGCGGATTCTCACCTGTGGATGATCCGTTCAATCCCATCACTGCCATATCGGTGTATCTGAACTGGCTGGATCAAATGGTCACCATGGCTGTGCCACCCAAGCACATGAGCATGGAGACAGCACAGGAACTGGTGGCTGATTTTGAAAACACATTCTTGTTTGAAGATGAGCGTGACATGATCAAGATGTTTCTGGACCTGATTGACGATGCAGATGTGTTGAGTGGCTGGAACTCAGAGGGCTACGATATTCCCTACACCATCAACAGAACCATCCGAGTTCTCAGCAAGGATGATACTCGCAAGTTTTGTCTCTGGGGACAACATCCCAAGAAGCGCATGTTCGAACGCTTTGGTGCTGAACAAGAAACCTATGACCTGGTGGGGCGAGTACACATGGACTATATGCAATTGTATCGCAAGTACACCTATGAAGAACGGCACAGTTATAGTCTAGATGCCATTGCCGAATACGAACTGGGAGAGACCAAGACACAGTTCGAAGGCACCCTGGATCAGTTGTACAATCAACACTTCAAGAAGTTTATTGAATACAATCGTCAAGATACTGCACTGCTAGACAAGTTGGACAAAAAACTGCGCTTTCTAGAACTGGCCAGCGAACTGGCACATGCCAATACGGTGTTGTTGCAGACCACAATGGGTGCTGTGGCAGTGACTGAACAGGCCATCATTGTGGAAGCACATGAACGTGGATTTGTTGTGCCCAATCGCAAGCAACGCAACGACAGCGAAGACAATCAAGCAGCCGGTGCCTATGTTGCGTATCCCAAAAAAGGTCTGCATGAGTGGGTAGGGTCAGTTGACATCAACAGTCTATATCCTTCGGCTATTCGAGCACAGAACATGGGACCAGAAACTATCGTGGGTCAGTTGCGCCAGACCATGACTGACCATTACATCCGAGAAAAGATGGCCAAGAACGGGGGCAAGTTTGCAGATGCCTGGGAGAACCTGTTTGGCAGTCTTGAATACACCGCTGTGATGAACACAGAAGTTGGCACAGAGATCACCATTGACTGGCAGGACGGGTCAGAAAGCTCTCACTCAGCAGCAGAGATTTGGAAACTGATCTTTGACAGCAACCAACCCTGGATACTCACTGCCAATGGTACTATTCTTACCTACGAGAAAAAAGGTATCATTCCCGGCTTGCTGGAACGCTGGTATTCAGAACGCAAGGACATGCAGGCCAAGAAAAAAGCAGCAACGGATCCCAAGGACATTGCGTTCTGGGACAAACGGCAACTGGTCAAGAAGATCAACTTGAACAGCTTGTATGGTGCTATTTTGAATCCTGGTTGCAGATTCTTTGACAAGCGTATTGGCCAATCAACCACACTTACTGGTCGTGCTATTGCTAGACACATGGATGCGTACATAAATGAATGTATCACAGGCAAATATGATCACGTGGGTGAGGCAGTTATCTACGGTGATACGGACTCATGTTATTTCAGTGCCTGGTCTGTGTTGAAAAATGAAGTTGCCGAAGGTCGCATGGACTGGAGCAAGGAAACTTGTATTCAACTGTATGACTCAATTGCTGATCAAGTGAACGATTCGTTCCCGGGCTTTATGGAACAGGCATTCCATTGTCCAAGAAGCATGGGCGAACTGATCAAGTGTGGTCGTGAGATGGTTGCAGACCGCAGCTTGTTTATTACCAAGAAGCGTTATGCTGTGAACATCATTGACCTTGAAGGCAACCGACTGGACGTGGGCGGCAAGATTGGCAAGACCAAGGCCACTGGCCTGGATCTAAAACGTTCGGACACCCCCAAGGTCATCCAAGAGTTCTTGTTGGAAATTCTAAACAAGATCTTGAGTGGTACACAACGTGATGACGTGATTGAACATATTCGCAAGTTCAAGTATGAATTCCGGGAGCGACCAGGCTGGGAAAAAGGTTCGCCCAAGCGTGTGAACAACTTGACCAAGTATGGTGCAGAAGAAGCTAGACTTGGCAAAGCAAATATGCCAGGACATGTTAGAGCAGCCATGAACTGGAACAACCTGCGACGAATGAACGGCGACAACTACAGCATGCAGATTGTGGACGGCATGAAGACCATTGTGTGCAAGCTCAAGTCAAATGCTCTGGGTTGGACGTCAATTGGATATCCCACAGATGAGCAACGCTTGCCCACCTGGTTCACAGAACTGCCATTTGACAACAGTCTAATGGAAGCTACAGTTGTGGATCAAAAGATTGACAACTTGCTGGGTGTGCTGGAATGGGATCTTGTGGCTGCAACCAATACTGAAAATACATTTACAAGTTTATTTGATTTCACATGACCCTGAAAGAAATTGTTGCTTACATCAACCTGCTGGACTCGCTGAGTATCAGTGCCGAGACGCAGGAAGCTGTGCGGCTGCTGGACAGTGTGCTGCATGTGGTGGGCAATCACTCAATACAACTGGACTCGTATGGTAAAAATCTTAGACAGAATTTTTCCAGCATTACTACAAGTGTGGATGAATTTTCAAGCACACTTGGTCAACTGAAACAACGTCTGCACCGCTTGGTGGAACAATACGAGCCACAGTATTTTACAGAAAGCAAACGGGTGTTTGATCACGAAATGCCTTTTGAAAGTACAGATTATATTCTTAATCGGCGACTGGGCATTGACGAGGACAGCAATATTCTGTTACGCAGTCACCTGAGAAATCTAAGCGACTGGAGAATTCCCGGCATGATTATTCGCCCAGGTCAAGATACTTTTATTGAAGATCTAGTGCCTATGGATCCGCTATATCTTGTGGATCAGCATCAGGATCTTATACAGCCGTCAGTGTCAAAGTTCACACCCGAGTATCAGCGCCGACTGAGAGAGTATGTGATCAATGACCGCACTGACCAGCCAATCATGGCCACACTGCCGCAGGGTCAATTTGGCCTGGTGTTTGCCTACAACTATTTCAATTACAAACCAATTGAAATAGTTCGACGGTATCTCACTGAGATTTTTGGTGTACTACGTCCAGGCGGAGTACTGATAATGACCTATAACAACTGTGACCGAGCACAAGGCGTGGGCTTGGCTGAACGCAACTTCATGTGTTACACACCAGAAAGATATATTCGTCAACATGCTGAATCTGTTGGGTTCGACTCAACATTTTCACACAACGGGGCCGGCGATTTGAGCTGGCTAGAGTTCAGTCGCCCCGGAGAAATCACCAGCCTGCGTGGTGGACAAACTTTAGCCAGAATACTTGCACGATCTAAATAAACACTGTATACTTACTTTTAAGGAGAATTTTAATGAGAGATTATTTACTAGACTTGGTAGAACACACACTTGACCTGGGCTGTATTGACCTGGTCAAGATTGTAGGCGATGATACCACAACTCAAATATCAGGCTTGGCCGAAGATCTGAGCGTGGTACTACAAGGCAACTACCACAAGCCCTTGGCTGACTTTGTGGGCACATTTGGTATGCCAAACTTGTCCAAACTCAAGACTGTGCTGAACCTGCAAGAGTATCGTGAAGATGCCAAGCTGACCATTACCAAACGCAGCACCGGCGAGCCAGATGGTATCAACTTTGAAAACAAGGTGGGAGACTTCAAAAACAACTATCGATTCATGGCATCTGAAATTGTGTCAGACAAGTTGAAAACTGCCAAGATGAAAACACTGACCTGGCACGTGGAATTTGTGCCACTCAACGCCAGCATCCAGCGATTGAAATGGCAAATGCAGGCCAATGTGGAAGAACCAAACTTCCAGGTCAAAACAGAAAACGGCGAACTCAAGTTCTTCTTTGGTGACCACTCAAGTCACGCAGGCAATTTTGTGTTTGCTGGTGTAACTGGACAATTGAAACGTGCCTGGAGTTATCCTGCCAAGGCATTTGCCAGCATCATGGATCTCACCGGTGACAAAATTGTTCGCATCAGTGATGATGGTGCAGCACAGATCACAGTGGATTCTGGTATTGCTGTGTACAACTACATTTTACCAGCACAGAGCAAGTGACATGAGCGAAACTCATACTAGAACCATTGTGAGAATGCTCACGTACCGAGTCACTGCATGGTTGTTTACTATTTTGTGGACTTACTTGTTCACTGGAGATGTGGCCAAATCAGCAGGCTTTGCAACGCTATTACACATTTTGCTCAGTGTGGATTACTACATTCATGAACGCATATGGCTCAAAATAAAATGGGGCAAACATGAGTGAACAAGACAACCTGACTGCCAAGCAGTTGGGAGCCGATGGCCTTAGTCAGTATGCAGTTTTTCTGCCGGCTATATCAGGTTTCTATGCTACCTTTGTGGGTAGACAACGTGCCACCAACGATTATGTAGATCCTGCCCGCTTTCCGCAAGGGCTGACTGACATGGAACAAATGAACTGGCTCAACAGCAGCAAGGCCTTGTTTCCCTACAAGTGGAGCCTGTATTCCGGAGGTCATGCCAACCTAGACTTAGCCAAGGACGATGCCAGCGAGTACATGGTACGTGATCGTGAGCCTGGCACGTTCATGCTGGGTGACTCTGGTGGATTCCAGATTGCCAAGGGCCTGTGGGAAGGTGACTGGAAAGCCAACTCAGGTTGTGCCAAGGCACAAAAGAAGCGTGACGCGGTTCTCAAATGGCTGGATGGTATCAGTGACTATGCAATGACCCTGGATATTCCCACCTGGGTTGTGCATGACAAGAAAGCCAGTGACGCATGTGGCATCAAGACCTTGACTGATGCTGTGGAGGCCACCAAGTACAACAACGAGTACTTTATGAAAAATCGTCGAGGAAAGAACAACGGCGGAACAAAAATTCTAAACGTGCTGCAAGGCGACAACCATGCCAGTGCAGAATCTTGGTATCAGATCATGAAGGACTATTGTGATCCTGTGAAATATCCAGACACACACTTTGATGGCTGGGCCATGGGTGGACAAAACATGTGTGATGTACACCTGGTACTCAAACGCCTGGTGGCTCTGCGCTATGACAACCTGTTGCAAGAAGGCATACACGACTGGATGCACTTTTTAGGCACTAGCAAACTGGAGTGGGCAGTGTTGCTCACAGTGATTCAACGTGCTGTGAGAAAATATGTTAATCCAGCCTTTACCATCAGCTTTGATTGTGCAAGTCCGTTCCTGGCCACTGCCAACGGTCAGGTATACTTTGAAAGTGTGTTCCCACATGATGACAAATGGAGTTACCGCATGGCTCCCAGTGCCGACGATAAAAAGTATGCCACTGACACACGCAAGTGGGCCACTGGAATTGTTGCAGATGGCATCTACGATCGCTGGGAAGATTCACCCATAAGTGACATGTTGACAATGAAAGACATCTGTATCTACAAGGCAGGCATTGCCAAGGCAGGCGTTGTGCTCACAGAAGAAAACTTTCGAGATCCTGACCTGTATGATGTGTTGCCTGATCAAAACAAAAATAACAAGTGGGGCAAGACCAGCTGGGACAGTTTCAGTTATGCCTTGCTGATGGGTCACAATGTGTGGACACATTTGACTGCGGTGCAAGAAGCCAACAGACGTTTTGATGCAGGAGAACATCCTGCCATGATGCAGCAACAGGGCGGAACATACGCCAAGTTCGAAGACATTGTGGAGGCAATTTTTGCAGCACCAGATCGCGCAACAGCCGAAGCCATAATCGAACACTATGACACCTACTGGATGGAGATCGTGGGCACCCGAGGATTCAAAGGCAAAAAGGCCAAGAATGCTCGAACACAATTCAAGGCTCTGTTTGATTTCGACGAACCCGAGGTTGACTTGACCACGGACGATGCAGTACAATTAAGTACAGCAGCACTAGATCAACTTGAAAACGAGCAGGCAAAATGATTAGACCAGATCACGACGAATCAGTAAAGTTCTTTACTGGAACAGAAGTAGAACACACACCAGCATTTGGCATGCCCACATTGTTTGTGGTAGGTATTCAAGAAGCAGAATGGATTGCGTATCGCTTGAATGGACGGCGTCATATCTACTTTGGTGCCAATCAGAGTTTTCCCAATCCAGATGTAAATGATGCTGCTGCGTGGAAACCTTGGGAACACATGATCCGAGGCTTTCTTGATCGCGACTATCTATGTACCCTGGACATAGATGTTCGATGCGTGGAAGGCCTGCTAGAATCAGGATTGTGTGAATATCGCAACTTCATTCCCATGATCTCTGTGAAACTGCCTTACATACGGCAACTGGGCTACAACGCCACACTCAAACTAGACGACCGAGACTTTGACGCAACCAATCCCGGAGTCTGGTGCCACAGTGTGCATGAATTACAAAATCGAGATCACTTCACTGACTGGTCTAAATATACCAAGGACAAAACATTATGAATCAACGAGAACAATCACTAGCAGACACCCGCAGCAGAATCATGCAACATGCCCGACGACAAATTTGGGTCACATTCTGCAAAGAAGGAATCCATAAATATCCAGCTGCTGCCACAGATCCTGCCTTGGCCACTGGAGATGAATATGATGTATCGTTTCTTGCTAGTCCTCACCGCCACATCTTTCATTTCAGGGTGTGGGTCGATGTGTTCCATAATGACCGGGACATCGAGTTCATCCAGTTCAAACGGTGGCTCGAGAATCTGTATCGTGATTCCACTCTGAGTCTAGATTACAAAAGTTGCGAAATGATGGCAGATGACCTTTATGATCAGATTGCCTCCCGATATCCAGATCGTGCAATCTGGATCGAAGTGTCCGAAGATGGTGAAAACGGCGCACTCGTCAAGTATGAAACTCACCGTCCTGTTCAATCTGTTAATATCTAAAAGGAGCCATCATGGCCAAATTGTCTTTCAAATCTAATCCCCGTGTGACTGAGATCTTTGAGGACCTCGAAGCGTACCAGGAGTTTTGTCAGGAATATGGATATCGCTACAACGAAAGCGATCTCTACAACTTCAAGAGCTATGCATGGCAGCAGTTCAACAAGTGGCACCAGGGCAAGAATGCCAAGAACATGTGGTGGGAAGATGCTCGTAGACTGGCTGGATTTCGTCCTGCATGAGTGCCTTGAGAGAAAAAGATTCTGCAGACTTTGATCTAGACCGTTTTATCAACATGTTTGATGAAGCACTGACCAGTCAAGACCCGCGAGTGATTGACGCCTTGCGGGGCTTGTTGATGATTGTCACCCTAACAAGATCCGAAGCCAGGACCGCCGTTGAACGTGGTCCGCTGAGAAGATTAGTAAATGATGTCACCAACCTAAATAGAAGACTAGGTGTTGTTGAAAATCGTGTGTTGAGAGAAAGAGATCAGGCCATCTCCACCACAGACAAGTACAACGGCACAGCATTTGGGCAAGTGGAAAGTAGACTTTATCCCAATGAGGTCTGGGCCCAAGATCAGCAGGTACAGAGTTTGAGAGATCAGTATATGAAAGGACTAGTAAACAAATGAGAAAACTATACTACATGGGGCTTGAGAGTTACGAAGCCCGATACACTCTACAACTAACAGAATGGAATCGGCGTGTGTTTGATCGCCGCGGACTAGACGTTGTGTATGTGCCAGGCATAACTATAGATAACACACAAGCCATCAGTGTCGGCCAAGTTCTGGACGCACACGGGCGCAGTTACTTTGGTATGAGCCAGATGATGAACTTGGTGCAACTCATGAAGAATGGTGAGGTCACTCATGAAGACGTTATCTATTTTGAAGACATGTTTCAGCCAGGTATTGAATCACTTCCGTACATACTGGACCAGGTACCTGCTGAACTGCGGCCTCGCATTTATGTTCGTTGTCTCGCTCAGTCTATCGACCCTGATGATTTTGTTCACGTGTGGGGTATGGCTAAATGGATGGGACTTTATGAGCAAATGGTTAATGAGTTTGTGACCGGAGTACTTGCCACCAACGAGGAGATGATTGCTCACATGCGTGTTGCAGGGTGGCGTGCTCCTATCTACAACATCTCGGGTCTGGCGTTTGGCAAAGAAGAAGTACTAGAACGCATTGGCGGTGCGGAAAATCTGCGACCCTTTGACGATCGTCTAAGACGTGTGGGCTTTGCAGCAAGATGGGATCAAGAAAAGCAGCCGGGCTTTTACATGGACTTGATTGAGATGTATCATGAGCTTACTGCAGAGCCTTGTGAATTTGCCATATTCTCAGGTGGTCCCTTGCGCAGCAACAATCCAGAGTATGTGACTCGCGCACGGCAGATGGAAGCAGACGGCAAGTTGATGATCTATGACAATCTCAGCAAGAACGAGTACTATGCACTGGTCAACAACAGCCGAGTGCTGTTCAACTGTGCGCTACAAGACTGGGTGTCAAACACTGTGAGTGAAGCAGACACACTGGGTGCCAATGTGCTGTATCCTGCTTATAGAAGTTTCCCAGAGACTTTTGCCAACGATCCTAACAGACTGTATGTGCCTTGGTCAATAGATGATGCTTATCACAAACTGCAAAATCTCCTGCGTGAGCCACATCACAACATGGGCCTGATTTCGGACTGGACCAATGGCACTGTAGATCGTGTGATTGATATCATGCAAGGTCAAGGCGAACAATGGAATCGTGGTGGTAATCGATATCGTGATCACACTGCCACAGCCAAGTATCCAGTGGTAAAGATTGAATCATGAGCACTGTTGTAGTTACAGGTGCCGCCGGTTATATCGGCGGTGAAATTGCCCTGCTGTTGAAAGATGCAGGACACACCGTGATTGGCATTGATCGTAGACCTCTGCCGCGCCATCTTGAAGATGTCATGGACTTTGTGCAAGCAGACTTTGACAGTGACGAATCATATCGCAAGTTGATAGCTGTGCGTCCTACAGCCATCGTACACTGTGCTGGCACCAGCCTGGTTGGGCCCAGCATCCTGCATCCGTCTGAATACTACCACAACAATGTGGTCAAGACTCTCAATCTGCTGAACATTGTTATGGCTGCAATCCCGCGAACCAGATTTATCTTTAGTAGTAGTGCAGCAGTGTATGGTGAACCTGTTATGACTCCGTGTCACGAAGTTGATCCCAGAGAACCTATCAGTCCCTATGGTGAAAGCAAACTGATGGTGGAGCAGATCCTGGCCAGCTATCATCGTGCATACGGTCTGGACTATGTGGCATTTCGCTACTTCAATGCCTGCGGCGCAGACAGTCTGGGACGCCACGGACAGGAGCCTGGTGCAACACACATCATTGCTCGGGTACTAGAAAGCATAGCTGATGGCAAAGAGTTCACACTCAATGGTATTGACTATGCCACGCCAGATGGCACATGTGTTCGAGACTATGTGCATGTGGAAGACATTGCACGGGCACACAGATTGGCCCTGGACCCTCAAGTGCTATCAGGTGTGTACAATCTAGGTACCAGCATAGGTGTTAGCAATCAAGAAATTATCACACAGGCACAACAAGTCACTGGGCATGCTGTGGTCATGAACATTGGTCCAGCTAGGCCGGGTGATCCTCCTGTGCTGACTGCTAGTGCAGCCAAGATTGATGAGATCTCAGGTGGTGCATGGCGACGGCATGATCTACATGACATGATATCTCATGCCTGGGCCTGGTACAATCGATAACATGTTCCGCAAGATACTTGAGTTTGAAACAGCACTGGCCAAATACACCGGTGCTCCTTATGTGATCATGACCGATTGCTGCACCCATGCTATTGAACTGTGCTTGAGACATGATCAGCCACAGTCAGTCACGTTCACACCTTACACCTATCTAAGTATTCCCATGCTGATGCACAAGTTAGGCATTGAATACTCTTACTTGGATCATGCATGGCAGCGTTGGACCACCGAGTATCAGTTTCACAACACCAGGATCTGGGACAGTGCCAGACACATGGAACGCAACATGTATCGAGAAGGACAGATGCAGTGTGTGAGCTTTGGTCATGGCAAACCCCTGAGCGTGGGTCGTGGTGGTGCTATCTTGTTGGATGATCCGGCAGCATACGAGATCATGATTCAACAACGCTACGACGGTCGTGATCTCTCTATTGCACCCTGGCCTGCTCAACGAACATTTCGAGTTGGCTACCACTACCGACCCACCATAGAAGAAGCTGTACAGGCGTTGACTGTGTTGCAAGGGTTTGAACAGTCACCACCCAACATGCCCTTGGTAGTTTATCCTGATTGCAGAGAAATCTCTATTACATCTTGACACTACGACCTAAATAGTGTATACTTAACAAACGCAATCCACTGCGCTATCATCGGAGAATAAAAATGGACACAAGTAAAAATTTATCGCAAGTGATTCGCGATCGAATGAACAACGACGGCAAGAGATTCTGGGCCGGAGATAACATTAGTGATTATCTTGAAGAAGACGACAAAGAAATCTTGATTCGAGAAGCCACAGTGGCATTCGAACAAGTATTAGACACCCTGTTGATTGATCGCAAAAACGATCCCAACAGCCAAGGCACAGCTCGACGCTTGGCCAAGATGTACTACAACGAAATAATGGCAGGACGATATGAACCAACACCAGATGCAACAGCGTTTCCAAATGATACTCAAGACCGTTACGAAGGTATGTTGGTGGTACGTAGCGAGTTGCGCTCTATGTGCAGTCACCATCATCAGCCCGTTAGCGGTGTCGCTTACATTGGTATCATCGCCGCACAAAAACTTATTGGTCTTAGCAAGTACACTCGTATTGCTCAGTGGTGTGCTCGTCGCGGGACTCTCCAGGAAGAACTTTGCAACGACATCGCCAGAGAAATAATGAAGGCTACTGACACCGACGATGTAGCTGTGTACATACAGGCCATTCATGGCTGCTGTGAGAATCGCGGCATCATGGCACACTCTAGTTTGACACAGACCACTGTGCT